TTTACTGTGATTCCTGACAAGGTAAAACAAAGAGACTTTTTAACGTCTATTATAAAGATGTTTAACCTTTATATGATACCTGACGAGAACAACCCTAAGAATATTATAATAGAACCTAGAAAGGACTTTTATACTACAGACATAATAGACTGGAGCGATAAGCTAGATTATTCTCAGGAGCATACTTTAACACCAACAGCAGTAACTAATAAACAAAAATATACATACACGTATAAAAAGGATGGCGATTACTACAATAAGAAATATGAAGAAAGCTGGCTAGATGTCTATGGCACTAGAGATGTTTACCTAGAGAATGACTTTAACAAGACAGAGCATAAAACAGAGTTAATCTTTTCTCCTACTCCAATGGTCGGGCAATTAGCAAACAATAGAGTAATAAGTACTATTATAGATGTAGATGAAACACTACAGCAAAAGACTATTAAAAGTAATATTAGAATACTTTACTATTCAGGATTAAAGAACAGTAGTAATAACTGGGTGCATGAAGCAATCGCAGGAGATGTATTTAGAGGCGAGTATCCTTTCGCTGCACATTTTAACGATCCTTATGTAGCAAGTATAGATATTAATTTCGGCTTACCTAAAGAGATTTATTACGATAATACATTTCAAACTATTACTATAACTAATAACAATCTTTACGAAACATATCACAGAAAAGAATTAGAGCAGCTTACAGACAAAGATAGTAAAATATTTAAAGGCTATTTTTTGCTTAACCCTACGGATATAGCAAACCTATCTTTTAGACCTAGTTACTTTTTTGACAATGAATACTGGACACTGCACAAGGTTATGTATGCAAGCTCTGAATACAAGCCTAGTAAATGTGAGTTTTTAAAACTAAAAGCAGTACCTACGCCAACAGTTATAACTGAGGAGATTATAGGAGTAGGCTTTAAGTTAATAGGAGATGAGGAAGCTCCTAAGATGTTTCAAGATGTATTGTCTGGAAATAATATACTAAACATGAAGTCTAGCCATGTGGATGGATTAAATAACTTTATAGACAAGTCTGCAATGTTTGTAGATATTAAAGGAGACAATAATAAGGTATTCACAGAAAGTAAAAACATAACTATTCAAGGAGACAATAACGTAATAGAGTCTAACCTAGAAAACATAACCCTAATTAATACAAGCGGAGTAACGGTAACGGAATCAAATATAACTTACATTAACGGAGAGATAAAAGGAACTGGAAGCGTAGAAACTATAACTACAAATACTACAGCAGATGAAAAGGTAAGTACTTACTTATGCGATACCTCAGGGGGAACTATAGCAATATCATTGCCTGACTCTCCGACTGTCGGAAAGGTTTGGAACTTTAAAAAGATAGCTATAAACAATACCTTACAAATAAGAGTGAATGCACCCAACTCTATAGATGGACTTTTAGTTAAAAACATAACAGCTTTAAATAACTCCTATACTTTACAATTTGATGGAGCAACTTACAAAATAATATGACATACATTCCAGACATATATAGCGGAGTTAATTACATTTCTCCTACCAATATTTTAACGATCATCCAATACAGTCAAATGATTAACTATGGAGGTTTAAATGTGCAGGGCGTACTTGTAATAAATGGAGACTTAATACTAAAATAAAACAAATGGCAAATATACAAATAGGCACAGCAGCAGGCACTACTTTAGGCAACCCTCCTAGTGGAGACTTTTACATTTTTATAGATAGCGATAACGCTAACGCTTACACTTTAAGAGATAGTGTAGGAACGGATACAATACTAGGAACTCCTAATCCTGCGACCTTATACGGTCTTTATTCGCAAACTGTTCAAAGTGCAACACTAACCAACACAACTACAGAAACAAGTATTATAGGAAGTGGGCAAGGTAGCTTGACTGTGCCTGCTGACTTTTTTACCGTTGGTGATAGTTATCATGGAAAGATAGGAGGAGTCATTTCTGCACAAAATGGCGATAGTATAACTATAAGAATAAAGACAGGAGCAACAGTATTAGCATCTACTGGAGCAATAACCTTAAGTCCAGTTACTGCTTTAGGATGGGAGCTAGAGATTGACTTTACGATAGCAACTATCGGAGCAACTGGAGACATTTGCACTAATGGAAATTTTGCCTACAACAGAGACACAGGAAGTTTAGAGGGGTTTGTTTTTCAAGACGTACAACCAATAGACACTACCTCAGCTAATACGTTAGACATTACTGTAGAATGGGGTCAAGCTAAAACCCAAGACCAAATATACAGCGCGAACTTTGTATTATTTAAAACTTACTAAGATATGGCAGAAATAGTAGCATTAGAATTCGCATTAGACGCAAACAAAGCTCAGATGACTCTAGGAGACTTAGAGGAGGGCTTCGATGCAATGCAGAAAAGACTTAGGAAAGTCGGTAGGGGTAGCGAGGAGTTCAAACAGCTTTCTACTGCAATGGCTCAAACTACAGCAGAAATTAAGAACATAGAGCTAGGCTTTGAAGGTTTGGACAGAGAGCAGATAGCTAGTGAGCTCGGAAGCGTTGCGGGTGGTATCGGAGATATTACAGCTAGTCTAGTTTTACTAGGTGGTGAAAATGAAACTATTGAGCAAATAGGAGCATCCATTGAGAAAGCTATGGCTATTTCTATGGGGTTTAAAGGAGCGATAGAAGGGTTAAGCTCTGCGCGAAAGCTACATAACAATCTTTTACAAGATGGCACTATTCAGCAAGTAAAAGAAACAATAACCACAAGCATAGCAACAGCTAAAACATGGTTGCTAGATGGAGCTAAAAAAGCGTATGCAGTAACTACAAAATTATTAACTGGACAAATAAAAATAGCAACAGTAGCGCAAAGGGTTTTTAATGCAGTTTTGAAAGCTAACCCTATTGCGTTATTAATTACAGCTTTTGTAGCAGCAGGAGCAGCTTTAATAGCATTTGCTTCTAGCACAAAAAAAGCAAGCAGGGAGCAAGAAATATTAAAAGAGATACAAGAGGATGTAATAAGTGGAATGGCAAGCGAGCAGGCAGAGCTAGAAAGATTAGTAGCTATTGCAAAAGATGAAACGCAAACCCGACACGCTAGAAACAAAGCAATACAAGAGCTAAACAAATTAAGTCCAGAGTACTTAGGTAACTTAACCCTAGAAACTATAAACACTAAGGAAGCGACTGCTGCGATAGATTCTTATACTGAATCGTTAATTTCTCAAGCTAGAGCTAAGGCGCTACAAGAAAAGTTAAACAAAGCAGTAGCTAGGCAAATGGAGCTAGAGACACAAGGACTAGAAACAAGTGAAGCTGCTTATGGAGCATTAGGGACTATGCTTGGTTTTCAAGCAGAAGGCTTGCAGGCATCTCTTGAAGCTAGAAAAGAAAACATAAAAGCAGCAGAGGATGAAGTAGAAGCTATATTAAACCTAATAAAAGCAGAGAATAAACAACTAGAGTCCCAAGGTGTAGCAGCATTAGCCATGTCAGGCTTTGCAATAGATGTAGGAGCATTAGAAAAGAGAGTAGCAGAAGCAAAAGCTAAAAGACTAAAAGACCAACAAGAAGCAGATAAAAAAGCATTTGAAGAAAGGAAAGCAAGGCGAGATATTGAGCTAGTAGAAACAAAAGATTTTAACGAGGAAATGTATGTAGAGGAGGAAGAAAAGACCTACCATATGTTAAACTTTATGAAGTTAATACAAGAGCAAAAAGCAGCAGACCACGAAAAAGAATTAGCAAGAATAGAAGCAGAAAGGCAAGCTAAAATAGAAGCAGCTCAACAATCTATGGACTTAGCCTTAACTACTTTAAATGCAATCTCAGATGTTTCTAATACTCGCGCAGATGAAGACTTAAAAGCGGAGGAGGACAGGTTTAATAATTTAAGAGCTACAAAACAATTAACAGAAAAACAAATAGCAGCAGAGGAGGCTAAAAGCGCAAAGATAAAAGATGACATTCGCAAAAGACAATTTGAGAATGATAAAAAAATGCAGATAGCAATGGCTGCAATAAATGGAGCGCAAGCCTTAACAAGTATATTTGCACAGTATCCTAAGTTCGATGGTGGGTTTGCAATGATAGCAGCTCTAGCAAGTTCTGTAATTACTACAGCAGCAACTATAGCAAAGATTAAAGCTACTACTTTCCAAAGTACTCCTGCGCCTGCCTTGCCTGCAATAGATAGCGGAGATGGAGGAGCAGCAGGAGCATCCACAGCAGCAGGAGGAGCAGCAATAACTCCAGTTAGTAACACTAGCACAATACTAGGAGGTCAACAAGTATTTGTAACTGAAACAGACATAACAGAAACACAAAACAATGTAAGCGTAATAGAAGAGAGCGCAACTTTTTAAATAAATAGATATGGAAAAAATAGAAGTATTTGAATTAGTAATAGATACAGATGACGAGTCTGGAGTAACTGCTATAGCTTTAGTAGATCAACCAGCAATAGAAAGTAATTGGATGGCATTTAGCAAACAGTCGGAGTATAAGTTTAATATTAAAGACGAAGAGAAAAGAATAATAGAAGGATACTTTATGGTTGCCGATTTACTTATCCCACGAATAGGAGAGAATGGAGAAAAGTTCTTTGTAAAGTTCTCAGCTAAGACAATAGAACAAATAAGAGAAAAGCAGAGTAGACTAGGTTTAAACAACAACTTTAATTTAATGCATGATCCTAGACAAATAGCAGAAGGGGTTTATATGTTAGACAACCTTATTATAGACAATGAACGTGGAAAGGTAGCACCTAAGGAATTTGAGAAAGTACCTAACGGTAGTCTGTGGGGTTCTGCAAAAGTTGATAACGATGAAATATGGGAGCAAGTAAAGAACGGAGAGTTTACAGGCTTTAGTGTTGAGGGTATGTTTAAACAACTTGAGCCAGTTACAATGGATGAAGATTTGATAAACAAACTAAGACAAATAATACTAGGTTTTGAAAAAAGTATAGATGACAATGTACAACTAATAAATAAACAAACAATAGACAATATGAGTAAAGAAACTTTAGACAAAGTAAAGAGCTTAATTTTTGGCGAAGAAACAACAGAGGTAGCTGTAGAGGCAACTCCAGAAGTAACCGAAGTTAAGTTGATGGCTGCAGAGTTAGCAGATGGAACAATGGTAAACATCGAGCCTGCTTTAGAAGTTGGTGCAATGGTAACCGTAGAAGTAGAAGGAGAAGTAGCTCCAATGCCTAACGGAGACTATCCACTAGCTGACGGAACTGTAGTAACTGTAATGGAGGGAGCAATCACCGACATTAAAGAAGTAGAAGCAGAGGAAGAGGAAGCAATGGAAACAGAAGCAACTCCAAAAGCTGAAACAATAACAGAGGCTAAGATCAGAAAGATTATCGAAAGCACTGAAACTGTATTTAATGAGCAGATTGCTAAAATCTCTGAGGAACTAGAAACAGTAAAAGCAGAGTTTGCTAAATACAAAGAAGAAGCAGACACAAAAGAGAAAGCTATGTTTTCAGCAGTAGAGGAGTTAGCAAATGAATCTAGCGTAGCACCAATTAAAAAGAAAAGAAGCGGAGTAATTTCTCCTAAAAAGAAATCAATTTTTACAGTAAATAAATAATAAAACAAAATAATTATGGCATTTGATTTAAGCGCATTAAGCGCATACATAGAAGACCAAGACTTTCCTTTAATTGCGCAGATGCAAGCAACTGGAGGACTAGCAGAAGTAGCTGACATCCAAACAGGAATTAAGGGTAGCTCAAACTTACAGTTTTTAACTACAGATGTAGTCTTTGGTTCTGACTCTTGTACTAGAACTGGAGCAGACACTACTACATTATCTCAGCGTACTATTACAGTCGGAGCTATTGCAGTTTCAGAAGACCTTTGTATTAAAGACCTTAACGGATACTGGGCGCAAGTTCTAGTAAAGAAAGGAGCAGCAGGAGAGGAAGAAATGCCTGCAGAAATTGAAGCAGTTTACATGGAGAAGAAAATGAACGCTTTAGCTAACGCTTTAACTATCTCGGATTTTCAAGGAGACACATTGAGTGGAACAAACAACCTTTCATACTACGATGGTCTTTTGAAAATTGTAGATGCAGGAGCAGCAGTAAATGGCAACACAGGATCGGTAACGGTTGCAACTGGAATTTCTAGCTCTAACGTACTAGACATCTTAGATGGTATGTGGGAAAGCATCCCTGACAATATCTCAGAAGCAGACGACCTTTCATTATGGGTTCCAACATCAGTTTACAAAAAATATGTTATCGCATTGAAAAACGCTAACTTATTCCACTACTCTGGAGATGGCGAGCAAGTAAACCTTTACGGTACAAATGTAGCTTTACGTTCTACTGTAGGACTACCGGGAGCAGCAGGAAGCGAGAGAATGATTTTAACTAGAAACTCTAACATCGTAATTGGAATGGACGGAGATTCTGACGAAGACGCAATGTCCGTTAGATTAGACCCAGTATCTGAGAAGAGCATTTTCTTTGATGTTACTTTCAAGCGAGGAGTACAAGTAAGATTTGTGGACGAAGTGGTAGAATTTACTTTAGCTTAATAAAGTAAAACAATTAACTAAGAGAGGGGTGGGTAAAGTGCCTTACCCCTTTTTTTATAAACATTAAAAAAAATATAACATTATGGCTTGTAATTTAACACAAGGGAGAATAATCGATTGCAGGAACAGTACAGGCGGAATTTCTGAGGTATTGATTGCTAACTTTGGAGATATAACAATAGACACAGTAGCATCAGGAGTAATCACAGGACTAACTCAAGCAGTAGCTACTAACTTTTACAGATATTCTTTAGAAAAGGAGAACGGTTCTTTAATCGAAACTCACACAGGAAGTTTAGAGAATGGTACTAACTTTTATGATTCAGTTTTAGAATTTAACACTAAGAATTTAACAGCATCAGAAAACGAGGAGCTAACACTTTTAGACCAAGCTCAGTTATTCGTGATTGTCAAAGATATGAACGAAAAGTACTGGACAGTCGGAGCTTACTACGCTGCTGATAAATTAAGCGGTACATCAGTTACAGGCGCAGCTATGGGCGACCATAATGGCTACACCTATTCAATAAGCTCTAAGGAGGCTAAGCGGATGCTAGAAGTAAGCGCTGCTGATGTTATCGCAGGGTTAACTATCGCATAGTTTTAACCAACTAATTAAGGAGAGGGCAGTATTAATTTATTGCCCTTTTTTTATGCTTAAAAATAAAATACTTACAAAAAAATTAGGTTTTGTCAATAATTCGCTAGAGCCATTTTAAAGCGTTTTAAGACACTTTCGTCTTTCGCTAGTATGCTACTATTAAAAAAAATAGTTCGTTAAAAGCCCATTTTTATTGGGCTGTAG